TCGACGGCGGCGTGCTGCAGTGGACGGCGACGCTCGGCGTCGAACGCCGTTTCGTGGTCAGCCACGCGGGCACCACCCTGCGCCTGCTTACGCCGGCCGCGCTCGCGCCCGACGCGCGCGTCGTCGCGTTCCCCGGCTGCGATCGCACGCTGGGATCGCGCGGCTGCGCGAAGTTCCGCAACGAATTGAACTACGGCGGCCAGCCGACCTTGAAGGGCCTGCGAACCCCCTTCGGCAACGACCCAATCTTCTGACCCGCGCACGCTTCGCTCACGCCTGCCTGGAACACGCGTCCAGGCCTCCGCACGCCTTCAAAACAGAACACTGCAGCCATGTGGTTCTACGTCGTCGTCCTCATCCTCTCCATCGCGATCAGCGTCGCGATGCGGCCCAAGCCGCAATCGCAGAAGCCGCCGTCGTTGGCGGATTTTCAGGTGCCCACCGCAGAGGAAGGGCGCGAGGTCCTGGTGATTTTCGGCGAGGTCTGGGTGGACGACCCCAACGTCCTCGCGTTCGGAGATCTGCGCACCACGCCGATCAAGGCCAAAGGCGGCAAGTGATGGACACACTGCGCATTCACCTTCGGCACGTGCGCGCGATCGATCCGGCCGGCGGGCCGCTCTGCACGCCGGGCATTCGCGCGTGGTGCCGACAGCACGGCATCGATCTGCGCGCGTTGCGCGAGGACGGCATCGCCGTCGACGACCCCCCCCATCTGCACGACGATCCGTTCGTGGCGCGTGTTCTGGAGATTGCACGACGCGAACAGGGGGACTCCGATGCGTCGTGATCGCGTCTTTCGCGTCTGGACCACGGTCGTTGCCTTCGCCTCGCTCGGTTCCGGCGCCGTGCTCTGGTACGCGGGGGAGAGGCTCGCCGGCAGCTTCGGTATCGCGACGGCGCTCGTGCATCTGGTGTGGGCGGCGAATGGGTTCGGTCGCGACCGGAAGCTTGCCGCGAACGTTTTATGCACGGTGCATAAAATCTGGCGACGACGTCCGATCGTGATCCCCACGCTGCGCCCGATCGTGGTCTCGCCGCCGCGGCACACCCGGCTGCAGCGCCTGCGCGCTTGGGGCCGTCGCCGTGGGTAAGTCGAGCAAGCCGACGATCGGCTACCGGCACTTCATGTACCTGTACATGGGCGAGTCCATCGGCCCGAACGATTACCTCGCCGGGGTCAAGGTCGGCGGGCAGACGGTGTTCGAGGGCGAACGCGCCGGCAGCGGCATCTTGGCGATCAACCTGCCGCAGCTGTTCGGTGGGGACAAGAAGGAAGGCGGGCTCGTCGGCACGCTGCAGATCCGCATGGGCGAGCCGGACCAACTGCCGGTGCCCTACCTGCAGCAGCAGGTGCCGGGACCGTGGCCCGCCGCGCGCGGCCTCTGCACCACGCTCTACCGCGGGATGGTCGGGGCGATGAACCCGTACCTGAAGCTGTGGGCCAAGCGTTGGGGACGCTTCGTGCAGGGCTGGTCGACGCCGGTGTGGCAGCCGCAGCTCGCGCGCATCGGTCGCGGCATGAACGCGGCGCACATCCACTACCAGTGCCTGACCGACACGGTCTGGGGCTGCGGCCTGGATCCCGCCCTGATCGATGGCGAGAGCTTCCTGCGCGCGGCCGAGCAGTTGCACGACGAGGCGTTCGGGTTGTGCCTCGGTTGGCGACGCGGGGACTCGATCGGGAATTTCCTGCAGACGGTGAACACCCACGTCGGCGGGCTGTGGGCGTTCGATCCGATGCGCGGCCAGTTCGTGTACCGGTTGTTCCGACCGGACTACGACGTCGCCACGTTGCCGCTGCTCGACGAAACCAGCGTACTGGCGCTGGAGAGCTGGCAGACGCCGCTGCTGGATGGTTCGGTGAACGAGGTCACCGTGCTCGGCCGCGACTGCGTGACGAATCTCGAGATCGCCGCGACCTTCCAGAACATGGCGAACGTGCAGGCGCAGGGCCGCGTCGTCGCCGATCGCCGCGCGTTGCCCGGCTTGTGGAATCGCGATCTATGCGAGCGCGTCGCCGCGCGCGAGACCGCCGCCGCCAGCAGCCTGCTGCAGCGGATCAAACTCACCGTCGATCGCCGCTGGTGGGGCGTGAAGCGCGGCGACGTGCTCGCGCTGTCCTGGCGGCGCAAGGGCGTGCAGCGCATGCCCGTGCGGGTGCTGGAGGTGGACGAGGGCACGCGCACCGATGGCGCGCTCGCACTCACGCTGGTGCAGGACATCGACGGCATGGCCGCGACCACCTATCTGCGGCCGGTGATCGGGCCGTGGACGCCGCCGGACACGCGTCCGGTGCCGGTGCCGGCGCAGCGCCTCGTCGAGGCGACCTGGCGCGATCTCGCCGGTCGGCTGCGCCCCGCGGATCTGGCGCAGGTCGAGGACGATGCCGGGTTCGTCGTCGCGCTCGGCGCACGCCCGAACGGGCCAGCCTACGGCTACACGCTCACCACGCGCACCGGTGCGGGCGACTTCGTCGAGGTCGCGGGCGGGGACTTCTCGGCCACGGCGACCCTCGCTGGTGCGCTGGGGCCGACCGACACGGTGGCGATGCTCGCGGACATGCGCGACCTGGATCAGGTCGCCGTCGGCAGCGAAGCGCTGATCGACGAGGAACTGGTGCGCGTCGATGCCGTCGATCCTGTCGCAGGGGCGCTCACGCTCGCCCGCGGCTGTGTCGATACCGTGCCGGTGCCGCACGCGGCGGGTGCGCGTGTGTGGTTCACCGACACTTACGTCGGCGCCGATCCGACCGAATACCTCGACGGGGATACCGTCCAGGCGAAACTGCTCACGCGCACGCAACAGGGCACGCTCGATCCTGCACTCGCGCCCGTTGCGCAGGTGCGCCTCGACGCGCGCCACGCCCGGCCCTATCCGCCGGGCCGGTTGCGGATCAACGGCGCCGCGTGGCCGCAGACGGCCTTCGCGCGACTCGACTTCGCCTGGGCGCACCGCGATCGCATGCTGCAGGGCGATCGCCTGATCGAACACGAGTCCGGCAGCATCGGCCCCGAACCGGGCACGACGACGACCGTGCGCGTGCTGCACGCGCTCAGCGGGGCGGTGCTGCACGAGACGACCGGCATCGCCGGGACGAGCCATACGGTCGAGTTGCTACTGGCCGGAGACGCCGCTGTCCGTATCGAGGTTCGCAGCCAGCGTGGCGCACTCGCCAGTCGCCAGACGCACGTGCGCACGCTCCAGTGCGAGTGTGGCGAGAAGTTGGCGAATGCCGACTTCGATACCCAGGCCGCGTGGACACTCGGTGCCGGTTGGTCGATCGCCGGCAGTGCGGCGATCAAGGTCGCCGGCACCGCGGCCGACATCGCACAGCCCTTCGCGTTCGTCGATGACGCCCTCTATCGCATCGAATGGGTGGTGTCCCAGGTGACCGCTGGCAGGGCGCGCGTCGTGCTGGACGGCGCGACGCCCGTGCAGGGCGACGCACGCGGCGGCAGCGGCAACTTCGTCGATGTGTTCACGGCCAGTGCGCACACCGCGCTGCGTGTTGCCGCAGACAGCGCGTTCGCCGGTCGCGTCGAACGCGTCAGTCTGCGTCGATTGGCGTAGTGCGCGGGCGAAGTCAACGCCTGCATCGAAGCCTGTACGACAGGTGTCTGCTTGTCGCGGCGCGACATGCATCGGCGCTTGGCTTCCATCCCGCACAGCGCGTTCATGTCGGCGTCGAATCGCCGACGCCCACACCGAGAACACACATGCCCACGATGACGCTCGCCACCCCGTACACCATGACCATCCACATCCCCCGCACACCGCGCATCATTCAATTCCGGGGGCAATCGATGCGCGTCGAAGAACTCGGCGTGCGTCTGCCCTTCGCGTGCAAGCCCGACAACCTGCGCGAGATGTGCGCCACTGGCGAGCACCGCATCTACATCACCGAAACGGTCGAAATGACCATCGCGCAGTTCGATGACTTTACGAGGGACCTGACCCGGCCGCAGCCGTGGCTCGCCGGCAAGGGCGGCAACGTCGCCGACGGTTGCCTGTGCGTCGAGGTCCACGCGCCAAGCCGCCCCTACCTCTACGTCGATCCCTCGGGGTACGACTACGCCCGCTACGTCGCGCGCCTTGGATAACCGAAATCCCCAAGAAAGAAGCCAATTCGACTTGGCTTCTTTCCCGAACAGCGCGTTCATGCGGCACCTCCACACCATCGACGCACGAGCCATGAATCGCCTCGACACACGCCTGACCCTCATCGCACAGCAGCACCTGCGAATCGAAACGCTGGAATCGCGCCATCGCGACAGTCTGGACTTCCACGAAGTCTCGGTACTGGAATTGCGGGATGCGCTGGAAGCGGCCTACCGCGCCGGCATCGAGCAGGGCCGCAAGGACAAGAAGCGCAACGCTTCCGGCGGCTGAACAGGACTCTCATCACGCAGCAGGACGCGCTTGGCTTCCCTCGCGCACAGCGCGTTCATGCCCACCCCGACACGGACATCGACCCGCATGAAACCCACCCCCTCCCGCAAGCCCAAGCGCGTCAAGGAATTCTTCCTCGCCTCCCTGCTGGTGCGCGTCCCCGGCAAGCGCGGCCGGCACGCATGGCGCCGCGAAATCCTACGAGCGCGCAACCCGCACGCGCTGGTGCGCCATATCGGCGGACGCAAGCACGTCGCCTACGCCAGCAACGGCATCGAGGTCATCCGCATCGAACTGATCGACAGCGGCACGACGATCCTCGCGCCCATCGCCGATGGCGCGCAGGCCGAACCGCTCGCGGAATTGCTCGCACGGATCGCCGCCAACCCCACCAGCATCGTGTGGTGACCGCCATGACGCCGCATGCTTTCGAGCACAACGAGGATCCCTGCCGCTTTATCGCGCAGGCACGCCTCGGCATCGACATCGACGCCGTGGCTGTGTCCGGCGATATCGACCAGATCGCCCATGTCCAACGCCTGCTCGACGGGCTGGCGGAGGTCTACAGGATGGGCTTCGAGGACGGCGAGCGTCTCGCCACCATCACCGACTGGCCGGTGAAGGACCTCGTCGCCGAACTGCGCACCGATTTTCTGCTCGCCCTGCATCGCGGCGATACGGATCTGCGCGACGTGATCGTCGCCGAAATCGCCCGCCGCGCCGGCACGGGCAGCGATCCGCTCGTCGCCTTCGCGCCGCAGCTTGGTGAACAGGATGGTTGAGCGCGGCGGCAGCGATACCGAAGCTGTCCGTCGTCTGTCTCTGCCACGAAAGCGACAAATTCGCGCTTGGCTTCACTCGGGAACAGCGCGTTCATGGACCCACACCCACCACATGAGCTGCTTGCATGAGTACCGGAATCCACCCGCGCGACATCGAAACGCACCTCGCCTTGCGCAACGGCGCAGAGGCCCTGCAACGCATGCGAGAGGCGATCGAACGAACTGCGCAGGAGATCGCGCGGTATGAAGTTCAATTTCAGGAGGCCGCAGACCTCGGCCAGAAAGCAAAGGTGCTGAATTGGGCGATCAACCACCTCTGCACCAGCATCATGCCGAACGCGCGAATCGACCTCGCCGCCGGTGCGCAGGCTGAGTTGCACGCGCTTGGCCTGCGGGCGGATGCAGCATGAGTGTGATCCGCACCGCACCAGACAATGCGCGCGATCCCCTCGAGGCGATCCGCGCGCTCGACCCGCGGCTGCCGTTGGCGATGCAGCGCGCCGACGACGACCTGCTCGCTGCTGTCGGCAGCGACCTCGCCCGGCGATGGCACGGCGACGGGGCGGGCGAGGGCGACGACGCCCGCTGACCGTCGCAGGGCAGCCTACGGTGCGCGTCGTCGCGCCGTAGGCGGCACCGGCACGTCGCCGAACGACGCCCGCGTTGCATCTGGCCTTGTGCGCCACAGGCGCACACGCACCGCGCGCCGATGCCGTGCTGAACCTGTCTGTCGTTGAATCTTCGTGATCTGCGCTTGGCTTCGCAGCGGAACAGCGCGTTCATGCCGTCACGCGATGCACATCGCAGCGCGCATCTCACCCACAGGAATTTCCGATATGAAAGACACCCAGACACCCGCCGGCCCATGCGTCGACGAGATTGCCTTCGCTCGCGTGCGCGGCAAAGACAGCTTCCGCATCATGCGCCTCGCGCTGACGCAGGCACTGCAACACATTGACGACCAAGAGCGTCGCTTCGATGCGATGAGCGACCTCGAAGACCAAGCCGCCCGCCTCAACCATGTGATGTTCCATCTCATCAGCGACTTGTTTCCGCGACTGCGCCTCGACAGTGCCGCTGACGCTCAAGCCGCACTGCTGGTCGCCGCCGCGCGCGAGGTGAAGGCATGAGCCGCGCCGCCGCCTTGCAGGGGCTCGACAACGACCTCGCCGATGTCGTCCAAACCTTCGACACGCGCTTCCTGGTAGCGATCCATCACGGCGATGTCGACATCGTGAAGCTGGCCCGGGAAGAACTGATGAATCGCGGCCTCAGTGGCGACGGCCGTTGGGTCGGATTCGCGAAGGCAGGCGAACTGCTAGGCCTCTAGCGGCGCCCGCCAGCACCGTGCGTGCCGGCGACAACTCGGATTTGGCATACGCCCCGGCACGGAACTCCGTGTCGGGGCGTTTTTTGTTTGAGGCGGCGATCACATGCTGATGCTTGGATGGACAGGCACTGATTAGGGGTCGAACTGCAGTGATACCGTCGAAATGCCTACGTATTTCATCGAATACAGGCATCTGGTAGTGGCGCTGCCCGCGTGGCGCTGCCAATCGAATTCCATGTCCATAGCTCAAGGAGATTTTCCATGCAGAAGCGCATTTTCAATTCCTCGACGTTGTCAGTCGTCCTGTTTGCCGCAGCGCTGATGATGAGTTCACAAGTATTCGCTCAATGCTGTCCGGGTGGCGGTGGCGCACCAAAAGCCAAGAGTGGGCTCGGGGAATCTGTGCCCCCAGCAACCGATCTCGCAGTCGATCCCGAGTGGCAAGTCTATGAGTTCGAGCGCGGCGGGATTCGATACACGCAGATCAATGATAACAATGGGAGGGTCCGTGCTGCTGTTGGGCGAGTTGATGGCGTATTCTGGGTGATGCCGATCGGCGGTGACGCGGATCGTGTCTCTGTCCATGCGCTGCCAGCAATATCGAGTCAACGGAAGGTGCTTTACCGGACGAGTGAAGTCGAGGTCGTCTTGCACCGTACCGCCGCTGGTGACTACTGGGAAGTGCGCCAGCCTGAAACAGCCTACTGATCGGCTGTTGGCAAGTCGTTCGACTCAGCAAGCCACATGCTGATTTGATGCGCATGGCGGCGTTTAACGATGCCGCCATGCGCTTTGACCCTTGCTGACAACTCGATAGCCGCCTTCGCGCTTTTTGCCGTACTCTGTGGCTGAGTCGGATCTCGCGCCGTGATGATCAACACGATTCCCCGGCGACGGGTCCCTTTGCGAACGCGCGTCTTGACGACATAGGCGCGGGGTTCGAGTTCGGACAATACATCGATGGCAAGACCCGCGCAGCGATACGCTACAAGCTGCAGGTCCACTGAAAGATGTACGGGGTTGGAGCCAAGCAAGGGAAGAATGTGGGCGCCATTGCCGCGCGCGTCACTGAATTCCTCTGAATTGAGTACAGCATTAAGACCGTGCTCTTCAATTCTGAGTGGGTAGATGTCGGTGATATATGCGCCCAAACGGGCATTGTGCTCGACGGCCTCGTTGTTGAGTCTCAAAGCCCCTTCATAGTCACCGATGGATTTCAGGTAATCCGCGACCCGCTTGCGCTCCGTGTCTATCCGGATATGCATCTGCTTCATCTTGAGTGCTTTTTCGCGCAGCATCGGTTCTGATACAAGAAAAGGGTCTTCGCGGATCAGTGTGGGTGCAATCTGGCGTTTTCCGGTAGCGGCGGCAGGAAGCTGGCGATGATCTTGAGCCTGAGGTAGTCCTCGTCACGGTAGCCGTAGGCGCTGCGCTGGATCACC